CTAAAACGCTGCTTCTTGGTGGCACTGTTAAAATGTTCCAAGCACCTTCTGTAATTCCAAGTAATTTCTCACGTTTTAGTTTGTCTAACATATTGCCGACTGCGCCCCTAGTCATATCCATTATTTTTGCTATGTCTGTCTGAGAAATTAGCGGATTCTTTTTAACTATATCTAACAACTTTTTTTCGGCTGTGGTTGGCTCGTAAATAGTAGCGAATAATTCCTTTTCGTTGAACTCTAAATGGCTCTCGAACTCGTAATGGTCATCGCTAAAAGTTATCTTCCTAGATTCAATCTCATCGTATAAATCTGCACTTTCGCCAAACTCTGAGAATACTCTTATTTCTCTTTCCCAATCTTGGCTACTCATTTGCATTGGTTCTGCTTCCACTATTTCAGGTTCAGGTGGTAATCCTGCCATTTCTCGCATCTCTGGTCTAGTAGCTATCTGAATTAAGGTCTGCTCAGTAAACGCAGGCTTAAACATTTCTAAAGGCATTACCTCAAGTGTTGCCGTGCTGCCTGACTTATTAGCTAAGTAGTTAAACAACTGCTCAAAATGCTGCTGAATAGGTCTGATGTAGTTTTGTTCGAATAGTTTAAATGAATCTATCATTTCCGCTCTGCCACCTAATTGACCTTCAACTCTTATCCCAAAGAACATTGGTGAAGTTATCTTATGTGCTACAAATATTTCTTGTTGAACCTGCTCATTAAGTAGGTTAAATTGCTTGTCTAATTCATTCGGTTGGATAGGGATAACAGTTGGTGCGTTGTCTACTCTATCTGAGAAGTTAATAATCCATCTGCCAGCGTTATCTGTGCCTTTGTGGCGTCTGTTTAACCTGCGAACAAGGTCTTGTTTCTCATCCTCAGTTGGCTCGCCATTGTTGAATGACAAAATACCACCAAAAAAAAACTCATTATGCAAGTTGCTTCTATGGTAATTCGCTATCTCTACGTCACACTCCACATAAGGAATCGCACCAATGTACTCAGGCAAAGGATAAGTAGCAGTGGCAGGTCTGTAATCTCTGTAATAATATATTTGTGCGCCTTGCTTCTTTTCAGGGTTAAATACCTTGTATGATTTCTGCTTACTTTTAGGGTCAGCCCAATCGTTTGAAAAATAGAACTCGGTGTTATCTACATTTGAACGAATCTTTGAAAAGTCCATGTGATAAATCTCGGCTATTGATTCGCCTACTCTATCCCAAATAACTTGCAAGGCATAACCGCCATACAATAACTTGTCTAAAATGCACTTATTGAATATCTCATCCAATGAATCGAATCTGTTTGCGTTGGCAAATAAATCCCAAACGCCCTCCATCTTTAATCCTGCACCATAAACGTAAGTTTGCTTTCCTGTTAATATAGCGTTGTGTTTTGCTGACCTGTTAAATAAGTCAACTAAGTATAATGGATAAAGATTATCCGAACCGAAGTTCACGTACTTCTTATTCTTCTCCTGATAAAACTCTGGCGTTTTGTACTTATCTATGTCTTCGCCTGCAAACTGAACTCTACTCATAAATCTTGATTTGGTTGGTTGGTAATTCGTAAATAGTTAAATCTTGCTCAGAATAACCATACTGAACATTCCCTACTTCTAATATTATAGCACCCTCAGGCGGTGTTAAACTTGGTGTTGATAGTTGATATACTTGGTAAGAATATAAGCCCTCAATAGGTAGGTTAAACTCGCCTGCGTTATAGTTTGGGTTGGTCTTAATAGTCCAAGTGAATTTATTGTAACGCTCTTTGTATTGTGATACATCGTTAGCGATAAAATAAACTGTTGCATTTGTCTGAATAGAACTTAGGGCAAATAAAAAGATAGGGTTACTTATTGTCACCTTTTCTGTAAGTGTTAAGATTACGTTGTTTGCCCCTTGATTTAGTATCACCATACTTTTAAATATACTTTAGCCTAAATATAATAAAAAAGGCTACCATATAGGCAGCCTCTCTTATACAACTAACATCGAAAACTAACTAACTATCGTAAATGAAGTGATAGCTGAAACTTGGTCCATTGGATTCTTTTCCATACCTGTTAAAGCTAACTGATAACCTTGAAATTCGCCCATAGCTGCACCACTCATCGCAGTACCGCCTGAACACTCTAACCCATAAGTTTCGCCTAACATAAAGAAAGTGCCATCGTGTGTTTCTACGATTACTACGTTTCTTCTTTTAGCTATTGTAGCTAATTTGTTGCGGGTTACTTGGGTTAATTTTGTAAATTCTAAACTCAATAATTGGGTGTAGAATAATGTACCTACTTCTGCGTTTGAATTGATTGTCTCGGTAAAGTTATTTTTACCTTGTGGTAATAATTCATATGCATAGAAAGAGATACCGCTTACACTTGTAATAACTCCAGATGCGTTTGTTCCTAATGTCATTGCACTAGGTTCAGCGTTTCCAAAGTATACTTTCTTTATACCACCGATTGCATCTTTACAATCTAATGTATATCCTGATGTGATTGCACAACTCATTTTTTATCTCCTTTTTGTTAAAAAATATAAGGGGGCTATTACACCCCCTATAAACTAAGCCAATGTGAACTTAACGATTTCTTCAGGGAATGCAATCTGCACACCTGCTTTGAACGCTACGTTGTAACGAACTTCCATTGCTTCTTTAGCATAGAAGATTTCGAAGTTATCTTCTTCTCCTAACAAGTCAGTTCCGAAGAAAATGTTTGACAACTGAGCGGCAAAGATTCTGTTTGTAGAATTTAAACCATTTAATGCTACAACTGTCAAGTTAGTGCCAGGAATAACGATTTCAAAATTACTTGAACTTGAATCGGTATTGTAATGGAAAAGGTTAGCGTTGGTTAAAGCCATTTGGTAAGTTCTGAATGTGTTCATTCCTACCATGATTTTAACGTCTGCTTTGCCTAACAATTCAACAGGTAATGCTCTGTAAACACCTTGCATAATTGCAATAACATTGTTTACTGTGATACCACCTGAAACGCTGTAAGGTGCGCCTGTCATGAATCCACTTACGTTTGCTTCAATAACTCCTGATGCTGCATCAATGATTTTAATTAAACCATCGAAACGAGCTAATGCTTGGTTACCACTTGCGGTGTTACCTTGCCATACACCTGTCTCTAATTGCTCAGCGATTAAGCCTGTTTTGTACTCGCCATACTTTTGCTCAAAAGGAATAGTATCATCCTTTGAACCTCTAGGCAAAGTTAACTGAAGATACTTTGTGTTTAAGTCTTTAGGGCATAATGCCTCTTGAACTTTGATTGCAGCAACTGTAAGAGTACGACCTGAGAAGGTAGTAGTTCCACTAGCTGACCATCCACAAGAATCTGCTTGAAATACTGCATCAGTATCCATAGTGTTTACTTGCTGAGTAGATTTAACTCCAATTTGTGGAGTAAATAAGCTAATTGACTTAGCACCAAAAAGGGCTTTAGTTAATAGCTGGGTTTCGTTTGCTTTAGTATATGCTGCTAAAGCGGTTACATTAAATGCCATAATTTTTTATTTTGTTTTTAAATTTTTAAGTGCTTCTGCAAAATCGTTTAATTTCTCGTCTTGTTGTTCTTTTGAAACTTTCATAGAACTGAATAGTCCGCTTTTTTCGGCAGGTTCTTCGCTTGGGGACTTAGCTATTTTGTCTACTAAATCAACTAACTGAACGAAAGCGTCTTTATGGTTGTTGATTGCGCTCATAGCTTCTTCAACCTTTTCTTCCATTTTAGTTTCGCCCATCTTCTTTTCTAACATTTCAATCTTTGTCATACACTCTTTAAGCATACTAACAACCGACTTCATGTCGTAGTCTTCTGATTCAATTTCGGCTTCAACCTCAGGGTCTTCCGCTAATTCAATTTCAATTTCTTCTTCTTCTTCTTTAGCAGGTTCAATGTTAATAACTTTACCATCGGCAACAGTTACAATCTCGCCACTTTCTAAAGTGTGGTCTCCATCTGGTGCAGGTATTTTACCTTCTTCGCTAATCACCATCAAATCCGCTCCTAATAATTCACCATCCCAAGTTACGATAGTTACTCCATCGGCTAACTTAGCCTCTTTAAATTCTTGCTCAGGCTTTTCCATACCTAATGCAATCTTGATTCTTTTAATAGCTTCTTGTGCTTCCATAAATGTAAATATTTGTTTTTTTTATTGTTTTAATTTATCTTACTTTTTCTAGTATTGCTAATATGTCATCTAGTTGTTTATTAGCGTGACTAATCTTCTTCTCAATAAACTCGCCCTCAACTGAGAATCCATTGAATACGCCTGTCTTGATGTAGTCATCCCACACTTTGTCATTGTCTACTTTGCAGGATATAAACCAACTTCCTTCGCTTAACTCCTCAAATCCCATTGGCGTTTTAATACCACGCTCTGAGTCAATAATCATGGATTCGATTAAGTAAACACCATCCGCTAATAAGTTCTTGCGGTGCATGATGTTGAAGTTATTAGAGTATTGATTTCTAAAAAACTTCTCTACCACGCTTTTAATGGTTTCGGCTTTAAACATTACGTAATATTCTGAGCCATCTTTGCGCCTTCTATAAATCGGCAAGTTAGCAACCATCGCAGGTCCGCTAATTATTCTCTTTTCTTTATCAGCCGTGAATTTAAACTCAGTCTTTTTATCTATTTGGCTAAGTTTTCTTTGCGCCCACTCTACGCCTGCATCACCGCCCCAAGCTAACCACATCAATCTACCGCAACCATCGCCTAACTCTTTTTGAGAGTTTTGTCTGTGGCGTTCAAAGGCTGCCATTCGTGCAATGGTTTCTCTCGTTATTGCTTCGCCATTAGCTAACTGATTGGCTCTTGCCTTACCTACTGCCGTTCCACAATCGCCCCATCCGTTTTCCTCTGCATATCTCAAAGCGATTTTAGCGTTCTCTTTTGCTGCCTCTGGATAGTCTGAGTAGCTATCTTGAAAGTTTTGGAACGCTTGCCAATTCTTTTTTATTGCAGGGTCATCTACTAGCGCAATAAAGTCCACGCCTGATTCATCTTCCAAATCAATAAATAGTTCGTATAATGGTAACTCCATGTTTTTAAATATTATTTTGATTGTTTATTTTAACCTATCGTAGCCTTTGCTTGGATGCTGCTTACCCTATTTTGCGAAGTAGTAATGTCGGAT